GGTCAGCACCTCTCCCCGGCGCGTCTTTTCGACCTCATCATCGCCGAGCGTCACGGACGCCATCACCTGGCAGAGGTGGTACGGCGTGAAGAACTGGCCGTGCCAGTGGGAGCCAAGCTCAAGACTCATGAACATCTGCCCGAGAAAGTCCTGCGGCTCCTCGGCAAGCGCTGCATGAGTGATGGCAATCAGCGCCGGGAATCCATTGGCCTCTTCGGTCTCATACTTGCCGATGACCTGCATGTACTTCGCCTCGCGCTCCTCATCGAATCGGACACGCTGGTTATGGATGGCGAGGGCGGCAAGCTCGCAAAAGTCGGAGAACACCTGCCACAGGTGTTGGCGGCGCGCGATGGTGCGCACCTGCTTCTCGAAGTCGCGGGCGTGGGTCATGCGGCGTCCTTACCGACGATCTGTCCGCCGAACTTGGTGCGCATGATCTCCACATTGGGATCCATGAGGACCCCAGGATCTGCGGCCGCCAGCTCCCAGCTCGTGTAGCAACCCGCTTCGGGGCGGCCGTTGCGGAAAGTGCGGCCGTCCTCCATGCGGTATTGGATGGTATTGGAGGCCTCGCACGCGTCCACCGCCTTGGCGTACGGCAGCAGAGCGGGAATGAACAGGTGGTCATGGCAGGCCGTGCGCTGCTGCTCGGTGCTGATGTCGCACGCGAAGCGCTCGCAGCGCCACCGGCCATCTCCGTCCATGGCGGCAGTGGCGTGCACGCAGGTGCGGCAGGAGACGGCCGCTACTCGTTGCCCGTGGCAGAGGCCGTGGAATGCGCAGCTCTTGCACTGGTACCAGTCCGGACGCTCGCTCAGGCGCGATAGCGGCTCGGGGGAAGTGATGATCGTGCGGGCCTTCTCGATCATGGCGCGCGCCGTTCTCGGGTCAGGCTCAGTGCGCACGCTGATGGTGTGGCGGCCGCCGGCATTGGCACAGGTAAGGTAGTGACGCTCCAGGCCGGAGTAGTTCATGTAGAGAACGCCCTGGGCGTAGTAGACCTCGTCCCAGGCCTGCAACGCGGCCTTCTCGCCATGCTCCTGCTTGGCCTTGAGGAGCTTCGCCTGCTTGTCGTCGTCGACCTGCTTGTGTTCCCACACGTGATAAGTCTTGGGCGCCTGCAGGAGGCCCAGAATGACGCCGTCCATGTGGCCACGAAAGTGGCCGCCGATGTCGGAATAGCCGAACTGCTGGCCGGTGCGCGGATCGAGCGTGTGCAGCGTGATTCCTTCCACCAGGCGCAGGCGCTGAGCCTGGATGGCCTCGCCGTGGTGACCATCGTGGAAGCGCTTATGCGCCGCCGCGGGGAATATGGAGGGGCCGCACCACCGGAACGAATACCAGCCCTCGCGCCAGCACGGGCGGCCGATCGAGGACATGCCGAGATACGTGCGCGACGGCTGCGCGTTCTCCTGCGCCTCGATGGCGCGGTCGATCGCGTCGAGAGTCGGGTCGATGGTGTCGGGTAGTGCGGCCATGGTTATGGGTCCTTAGGTGTCATGCATCGCTCAATGGCGTGAAGCAGTCCGCGGGCAGTCCAGTGCATCCACAGGCGTGCCGATTCAGGCACTCGCCCGCGTCGTTGTGGTAACCCTCATGGTGTCCGCAGGGACACGCCTTTGGCCCGTTGCGGTAGCACCAGGACGGAACGTATGGCGTTTCGTCCGTGGGTCCACCAAAGCTGTCACTGTTCGAGCCGGGCATGACGACTCCTCTGTTGGGTAAGCAGAAACGCCGCGCCCAGGCTGGCGCGCGGCGCTGTTTCCTAGCCCGTCTTCTTCCAGGGCGGCTGCGCGCTGACAGCAGGCGCCGCGGAGCTGACCGGGGCCGCTGCCGGACGTGCCGGCGTCGCTGCCGGTGCGGAGGCCTGGCCGGCACCCTGCAGCGGCTTGTAACCCTTCACCTCGTTCTTCGCCGCGTACTGACCACTGGCGTCGACGAAGGTCACGCGGGCGATCATGGGGATGTTGTGCAGCTGCGCGGAGTCAGCCACGTTCATCACGCCAACGGCGTGGCAGATCGCGGAGAGCGAACGCTGGGCGATTTCCTGCGCCTGCGGGTTCTTGTTTTTCAGGTTAAGGCGGTCCCAGATCAGGCGACCGGCATAAGGGCCGTCGACTACCTGTTCGGTGAGTTCGAGATACTCTCCGGTGTTGTCCTTCGTCTTCTTCATGTCGGAGTCGATGATCATCACCGTGTAATCGCCCGCAGGGATCGGGTCGAAGGTGCTGGTCGGGTCGACGCTGCTCGCATCAAAGTTCAGCTGTGCCATGGGTTCTCCTTAGGCGGCCTTGGTGGAATCGGTAGCGGCAGCGATCGCATCGGCGAAAGCCTGCCAGTTGAGGTCGATGGTCGGGGGGAGGCTGTAGCGGTTGCCCGCCACGTACGCAGGAGAGCCCACCAGGTGCAACTTGTTGGACTCGCCGGAATTGGCGCCTCGCGCGATCTTGGTGCCGCTCGCTGCGTCGCGCTTGGAGATGAAGATCTTGCGCTGGGCGAAGCCCACCACGTCGGCCCACTCCAGGAGGAGGTCGCGGCCGCCGGTGCCCTTCTTGGGCTGGTGGAGCTTCATCTCGAAACGGTCATACGGCTCGTGCTCGGGGTCGTTGAACGGCACCACCACCGAGTGGCAGATGATGCCGACGATCATCCCGCGCTCCTTGTTCAGGTAATCGAGCGCGCGCAGGAACTCGCGCCAGTGGTTGAGCGCCAGTGCGTAGCCCTTGCCGTAACCGCCGCCGGCGAGTTCGATGGAGCGGACGTTGTCATCCGCGCAGACCTTCGCGTGGATGAGACGCTCGAGCCAGTCGGCGGAATCGAGTACTACCGTCTGGAAGTCGTGCTGCTCAGTAGCGAGCACCGTGAGCGCGTCCAGGACCTCCTGAAAAGTCTCGGCCAGCGGGAACGCGCTGGTATCGATACCGTTCAGGCCGTCCTCGGTGCGGATGTAAATGGGGTTGGGCGCCCCCGGATGCTGAACGCCGTTGACCATGCCGCCGGCGAAGAAGGTGCTCTTGCCTACTTTCTCCGGGCCATGGATCAGGATCCGCGGCGGGGCCGCGTGTTTCGTGCGTGCGATGCTGTTGAGTGAAATGGCCATGGGTTACTTGTCCTCCAGAGGTTCGACCTTGGCGGTGGGCTTGCCGGGCTTCACGGTGATCGCCTGAGCGAACACCCGGTACGCGGCGGGATTGGCCTGCTCGACGGCGCGCAGCGCCTTGAGATTGAGCGATGGCTTGTACTCGATGACCTTTGCGAACAGGTCCTGCGGCACCTGGCTTTGAACCTCCTCGAGGCGCTCCTCGTCGAGCGAGCGCGTGAGCTTGCCGGTGGCGCTGACCTTGAAGTACTCGGTCTTGAGGCTGGTGGTGCCTTCTTCGCCCTCCTTGAGGCCAAGCAAGGTCACCACGCGGAACATGGCCGCGTCGCGCGTGGCCTGCGCCGCCTTGAGAGACTCTTCGGCCTCGCGCAGCGCCTGCGCAGCCAGGTCGAGCTCGGTCGGCTGGGGCAACAGCGCTTCGAGGCGGGCGGCTTCGATATCCAGGCGATCCGCCTGGGCCATCTCTTCGCCAGAGCCGAGGTCGGCGTACCGAGCCATTTCGCGAATGCGATTGGCGCTCTGGCGCAGCTGGCTGGCGCGCGTACGCATCGCTTCCGGCGACAGCTGTTCGATCTTCTCTGCGGTGTTGCTCATAGGCTCCTCGTTTTCAGAACGGAATTTTGTCCATCAGCGTCATGGCGACCGCCGCAATGGCGGTGACAGCCAGGGCACCGGCGAAGTCGCGCAGCATGGTCATGCCGCAGCCGGCGGCTCGGGGTCGGCGTCATGGCGCGCCGGAATGAATCCAGTGCGCGTCAGGAGCGCATGGAAGACCGAGTGCCCGCCGGTCTTTGCTTTCGGCGGCAGCGACTGGCGCAGCTCGACACGGCCACGCATGGTCACGAAGGGAATTGTTCTGGTCTCGGCAGCGACCTTGAGGATGTCTTTCACGTCCGTCACTGCCGGGTGCATATGAATCGTGGCCATGTCGGTTCTCCGCTGTTGTTGTTGGTGCCTTGCCAGGGGGCGTTGGGGTGTTAGGCGGCCGAATCTCGCTGGTTCCATCGGTGTGCAGCGGCGACACGACGCCCTCGCGCTCCATGCGTTTTCAGTCGGTTCCGGTTCGTCGTTCATCGTTCACCTCAATTCAATTAGCGCCCTGTCGGAACCGCCGGGACCAGCGGAGGAGTGAGGAACGTCCGACTCGTTCAAGCGAACCCCAGGGGAGGGCTGGGGCACGCACCCGCAGGCGTTGTCGCGGCGGGTATTCGATTGTTAATCCGCTACCGCTCGGAAACCTTCCGGGATCCATTCGCGCTGACGGCGAATCTCGTAGACGCCGGGAGGCATCGCCAGCGGCTCGTGGGTGTCGAACGGGCGTTGGTGGGTCAGCGCCACGTCGTCGGCTTCCACGCGGGCATACATGATCAGCGGGTTATCTGCAGCGACGAAGCACTGCACCCCAGTTACGGGCAGAACGTGCGGGTGGCCCGCGTCGTGCGACACGATGAACGATCCACCCGTCGGTTTGATGGGCTTGGCATCGGCGGGGACGATCTCCACCTTGTTAAGCAGGATGTCGCCCTGCGCGGCCTGTTTTTCGAACGTCTTCATGGCGACCTCCTTAGGTACGAACTTCGGGGTTGTACTGGCTCTCGGCGATGCCGTAGGTCCAGGCATTTGCTTGGCGCGCAGTGTTCATCTCGCGAGGTACAGGCATGGCGAACTCGCGGCCAGTGCCGCAGCGCACCTTGAGGAACCGTGCGGGCTCGTCGTTCAGCGTGACTTCGACCAAGGTGCCGACCTGAACGTCTGGATTGGCGTCGATCACCTGCTCGCCAA